TCTATGAATTCATTAAAAGAATCTAAAGTTAATCTGCTCATTTAAACCTCTATGCAATAAGTCTGGCTTGAGCGGGAAAGCTAAGTCTAACTACTGTTCTATCCGTTTCTTTTTCTTGGCAAATTGATTCGTGAATTCCATTCGAATTTATTAAAAAAACTTTATTTGAATCGAGTAAAAATGAATTCATATTATTTAACTCTTCTATCATGTGAGAGCAATCTCCACCCTTTCCAGGAGTGCCAACATATTCTCCCTCCCAAGCCTTGCACCCAATCTCATTGGAGGCAATCATCATCCCTATAGACGAACTATCGATATTCCAGCCAGGGCTTGGATCCCATCCAAGTTTAGAATAAACACCATCAATATGGATGCCACCGCGTCTATGAGTTTGACCAGGTTTTAAAATCTTTCTATCAATCGTCAAATAAGATATCGGCGTAACAATATGTGAAAGCATCTCATTTATAAGCGGAGCAAAAACACGGCATTCATTTGGCAATATATTGCTACAATCTTCAAGCCAACCAAAGATTGGATACATGTATAACTCTCCAATAAATGGCGCAGTTGGAACCTCGCAAGAAAACATCTCTTTTATTTCGCTTATCATTTAAACCTCTATAAATTTAATTATACATAAGACTTAATAACTAAATGGTCACACCCGGTCAAAGACTCCCTGTCATCATCAAGTCTTAAAATAAAAGTTTTATAAAGACCATTAATTTCAACAAATACCCCTGATGGTCTTTCTATTCGCAAAGGCAAATCCCCATGCTCTTTTTCAAGCTCCTCTAACTGGGCGCGTAGTTCACTGATTTTCATTTCTTGACGCACTCGATCATTTCTTTTGGCGTTAAAAATCCGGTATATAAATGCGACCTAAGCACTTTTGCCGCTGCCTGGCATGATTCTAGAGATTTAAACTCTGCAGAGCCAGTATAAGGAGCAGATTTTTCGAATAAAATCCAAATCAATACATAAGTTGCCATTATTAATCCTTTATATCTAATAATTCTTCAATTTTATTTTTCAAATCAATTAATTCCCACTTTTCCAGAAAAATCCCTGCAAATGTTATCCATGATAATTCGTACTTATCGCCATACTTTTTAACTTTGATTCTTGCATAATCATTGTACTCAAATTGATTATTCACGTTTTATCCTCGTTCAAATCTCTATTCAATTACTCAAACATCAGAACTTTAGATTCATGCACTAATGGATAATATTGATAATTAGTTTTCATTATTACAGAATCTATATTTTTCCAAAGCATGTCATAATTAGTATTTATTGCAACTTCGCAATCCCCATGCTCTTCTCTAATCGCTTTGAGCTTCTCTTGCAGTTCACTGATTAGCATTTAAACTCCCTGGAATTTAAATTATCATACATCCTGACGCAAACATGATCGCCATCGCAAGCGTTGCTAAAATTAATATACTTAATCCTATAGTGCGCATATCTATCTGTTAATAATACTGGCAAATCCCCATGCTCTTGTTTTATTTTCTCAAGTTGGGCTTGTAGTTCACTGATTAGCATTTTCTATCCTATTTTTTAATCTACCGCATCCGGCGCAATGATCATTTATAAAAACAGCGTGTTTACAATTATTAATTTCATCTAAAAAAGATGATTTATAATTATAAAATCGGTTGCTTGTTTTATTTTTTTGAATTGAAGTTATACAGGTTATGTCAATTATTATTTTAATCAAACTATACCTAAAAATTTAAACTGTTCACTATAAACTTATAGCCATCGCAACAGAGTTTGGGAAGAATAAAAAAAAGCATTCCTACAAGAATAGCGGTAATGAGAGAGCCAAAAGCTCTCTCTGATAATTTGATTAACTCAAGCATAATAACTCCTATTTATTTGGGTCATACGGATGGTTATATTCCCAGAGGGCCTCGCCAAGCTCCCTACCCCATTGATTGTATTCTTTTCTGTGGTCATTAATGACTTTCGGTAGCACAAATACAGTAACAAGCGCTCCTATAAGTGGCAGAATGCCTGCATTAACACTTATTAAATCATCCATTGATAAAATTTTCATAGTCATATCCTTACGATGTTGCAGGGCCGCTTTTCATAACATTGTTTACCCATGCACGCTGCTCAGCATTTAAATTTGCCCAAATAGCGCGCTTTTCAGACACGGTTACCGTAGATAGATACTCAAAGGCATCTAGCTTTGCGTCTTCCTTTCTAAGTTGCTCAACTATTTTTAGCTTATCATCCACCGGCGGCAGTGCGTTATTAATGGGTTTTGTATTTTGAGTATGTTCTTTTTTGTTATTGGTTTTTGTATAAGAATCTCCTTTTCCGTGGTCGTTAGTGTGATCGGCGTCTTTGCTATCGTCAATCATAAATAGGCCGTTTAATGCATATTTGCGAGCATAGCTACTGGCTGCGCCTGTAATTTGGCTAGCGTCTGAGCCCTTTTTTTCTAAGGGCTCTCTCGCAAATGCGCAGGCTTTTTGAAAAGCCTCCCCTACTCTAAATGTAGCGGTAGCTTTAATATAAAAGCGATCACCAAGTACAATCACTTCATCCTCTAATGTTAGAATAGCATTTTCTGGCATCACTTTTTTTAGCGCTTCTAAAATATCTTCACAAGAGCGGTAGTTATAACCTCCAAATTTATTAACCTGATTTTTAGGGGCTGATAATGTTCGTTGTATGTTGCTCAATATTTTTATTAATTCGCTCATTTGATTAAAAACTTCCTTGTGCCTGGTTTGATGTCAATATACATTGCATATAGTTCTTTATTGTCCGATTTGAACAACTTTGTATTAAATGATTCTGTTGGTTTTGTATATTTCCAGGTTGCGAGTAGCTCACCGTCAGCCGATATTAGTGTGGCCTTGTTTTTCATATAAAGAGCAATTTTATCTTTTAGCTCTTGCTCGATGGTGCATAGTTCATCAACAGCTAATCGAATAGTTTTTAGTCTATTAACAGCAGATTGAATATCAGACTTAGCAATTAATGGCTCGTGATCAATAGACTCGACTCCGTATAGGTCTTTGATTTCGTCCATCGTTTTAGCGTTATGGGTATCTGCATCGTTATTTATCATACTCTCTCCCGTTGTTTAGAAATTGCTATTCGGATATATTATCGTATACAAAAATAATTACAATAGTTTTCGTATACAAAAAGTGAGTATTTATGGCTAAAGCAAATAAAATTGGCAGACCAAAAATAAAAGACCGTAAAAAGATTAAAGAACATGTCATCGCTGTACGATTTGATGGAAAAGAAGTAGAAGATTTAAGGCGCACAGCTAAACTTTATGAATGGACCCCACGGGAATTCATTAAAAACGTAACGATGGCTATGATTCAAAAAGCTTTAAAGAAGGAAGCTAAAGATGAAAATAGAATTATTACGCTGTCTGCTAGATAAGGGCACGATTGCAGACGATACAGTCATTTTAATTGAGGTGCCCTATGTTAAAGACGGCGCTACTTTCATGATGACCTATGGCGTAGCTGGAGCAGCTATAGAGCACGATCACTTAGGAAAAGGCGTAAAGTTGATATTGAAAGCTACAAAATGCATTCCAGCATTATTAGAAAACATAACCACTGACAAGGAATAAAAATGAACAATTCAGAATTTTTAGAAATGCTTTTTAAAATTGCCAAAAGCCAACAAGAGGGTGAATCGGTAGAATTTGAAGAAATCAAAAGCATAAATGATATTTTGGTTAAAAAGCGCGCGACGATGGAATGGGATGATTTTGTTAGAAGGTTCAAATCAGAAGTAGCAGAAGAAAGTAAAATAAGTTTTACATTTTTTGGCAAAAGTTATGATACTGGAATCGATCCAAACATGGGTATTTATTTAAAAGAAACAAACGGTAAGTGCATTGGTATTTATAGCACCACAAACAATATGTTAGAAGCGGTAAGAGACATTTATTTTAAGGCCACATATGCCAGTTAAGGGAATGAAGGGCGTGATATACAGAGAGCCATATACTTATCTCAACTATCGAGACCTATTCGAAAAACTAAAAGTGTTTTTTTTAAATGGTCATCGCGCTTCTTTCTCAATGTGCGATTACACCTGGACATTGCGCCTAATAAAAGCGAACGGTCGGTTAAAAAAAGATAGATGGATGTTAATAAGCTCTGATGGGCACGTAAGACATTACAGAAGACTGTCGCAGGTATTTAATTACCTGCGATCCCTGCTAGGCGTAGAACCGGAAGAAGAATCGATAGATTTTCAAATTAAAAAGTTAATAAACCAAACCAAAGAAACACACAAATAAACTAATTATTTAGTCATTCTGCTTTTATTATTTTGTAGATCTTTTAGATAACGATGGGTATATTGCTGAAGGATTCTTGTTTGAACACTGCGCACTCAATGATCTCGTCGATTTATAAACTAGAAATCACTAAGCGCGCATCAACAAACAATCATTAGATAAGACAACTAATTTAAGTACTTAGATAAGACACCAAATTTAAGCACTTAGATAAGGCCAAGTTAATGAAACACACTATTAAACACCTAAATAACATCAAATAAGACTTAAATAATGAAAGATATTTTCAAACATCAAATAAGACTTAATTATGCAAAATATTATTAAACATCAAATAAGGTTCAAATAATGAAAGATATTATTAAACACTAAATGAGGCTTAATTAATGAAAGATATTATTAAACATCGCAAAATCGATTACAAGTCGCTTCTTAGCCATTCGTCTTTTATTAGTCAACAAACAATTCATCAGCTAACACAGCTACAACACAAAACATGGATGTAAAACTATGTTAAATGACACAATAAATTTGCATGATAATGCAGTTAAATTACTCTCTACTTTGAAGCGAAACCATGTCGCCATGCTCAAGCGCATAAACTGGTTTATGCATAAAGGCACCTACGCATGTTGCTTCGAAACCGTGGAACAAATGGGAGCAGACTTACATAACTGGGGAGGAAAAAACATAAGCCGCACCCAAGCTTTTGACGTCTATAAAAAGATAAGACCACTAATTAACTCATTTCAAGCAAATGTCAGAGGACGTTACCGCAGAACGCTTAATGACATTGGTTTGTATGTTATAAAACTTATAGATGATGAAAAGCTAAAACCGACACCCATAAATCAAAAAACCGACACCCATAAATCAAAAAACCGACACCCATACATCCCAAAAACCGACACCCATACACCCCAAAAACCGACACTCTTAAATACTCTTAAACAAGATAAAACTAAGACAAAGGAAAAAGCTGTTAAGTTTTCTAATCACGTTAATAATATGTTAGATAGCTTAGACGAAGACTTGAGCTACAAAGCAATCAATGAGTACAAGGATTACCTTGCAAAGACGACCGTAAACAACCCTAATTTGGTCATGGAGAAGATTTGCGCTAAGCATAATGCTACCCAGGCGGCTAGAAACAATCTCATTGCTATGGAGAAAAGAAGAGCTGATGCAATGATAGCCAATGCGCAGTATCTTAAACATGAGATGGATTCAATCGACGTAGGAACAAGGGAACATAGGATTGCCATGACGCAAAAATTTAGAGCGGTCATGCAGCAAAGCTTAGGGAGATGATATGAGCAAAACTGAAGCGCAAAAGAAACTGCTACGGGCTGAAAAGATGGCTTTGCAAAAAATGGCCGAGCATGGCTACCTTGACCCTCGCATTACTACAACCATACACGGTACGGCTAAAGAGTTTGATAAGTGTCGGGAATACGACCAGAAGCTCGCCTACTTCAGGCAAATATGCCTAGCTGACTTAGACAAAGAAGTTACGGTAAATGTTCCACGGCAAACACAAGAATGGGTTAATTATCATGACTAAGAAAAAACAAAACTGTTTTGACTGGCCAATACAAATTGAAGTGCCCATTGAGAAGCTCATTCCTGACGTAGTGGAATTTTTGTCTTATCTGGTTGAAGACAGAGTACCGCTTAATACGCTACCCGTAAGACTGCGTGATTATATTTTTATGATGGATGGATACCTTAACCTGATTATCAAAATGGATGATGATAGAAATGACGAAGAACCTAAGCGGCTTTAAGCCTGGGGAATCAATTATGGGCAGCCCTGTTGGCCAAGCAAACGAGGGCAATGGGATATACGCCCCCATGCAACAGCATCATTACCTATTAGAAGAAAAGCTTAATAAGATCCATAAGCAGTTAGCAGAAAAAGGGATACACCCTGTTAGGTTCGAACTAGGCAAAAAGCCTGTATCTCTTAAGCCATATAGCTGGGATAGTAAAAAATAAGCTATGCTGATTATGGAGGTGCTTATGTCAATTGCTGGAAGCGCTGTAGGCTCTGCGCTTACTAAATTAAAAGCCACGCTAGAAGGTGACGCTCAGGCTGAGATTGTTTCAGAAAAAGAAGCTGAAGCAAGAGAGCTTAAAGAGCATCGCCACGACAAATCATTAACCCATCACTACAAAGCAACCCATACCCATACTCATACATATGAGGTAGACGACTCAGTTGATGAGGCTAAATTATCAGCTGATGACACAAAGACAGAAAAGACAAAAAAGAAACGGCGCGGATGCTTTGGGTTTTGTATGGGAAAAAAAGAATGACATGTTTATTTTTTTAAGCTTTCTATGCATATTAGAAATAACAAGAAATGAACATAGTTAGGTGCCTTTTATTTGATTGGCATGGAAAAGGCTAAAACCAGGCGCGATAGGCGTCATGTATGGTGACGCCAAATAGAATTCATAAACGGCCCACTCAAGGTAGGCAAACAAGACAGCCTGAACAGATGCCTTGAGTCGCTGTGTACAGCAGCGCGCGCAGATAGTATACCATTATCATTCGGTAATAAAATGAAAAGACACTCTCTCGCGGACTGGCTTACCCCTAATCGCCGAACATCTAAAAAAACCAAGAAATCAAAACCTGTACCTTACGAGCGGCGTCATCAATGTAACGTAATGAATACGTTATTTCATGAATATAGAGATGTCTGGGAACATACTTTTGCGATACCGAATGGGGGCGGTAGAGACGGATTCGAGGCTATGAATTTAAAAGACGAAGGCCAAAAAAATGGCGTGCCTGATTTCTTCATTGCGTGGCCCTCCGCTGTTTACCATGGCCTATTTATTGAAATGAAGCGACTACCTACTGAGGGAAAAGGTAAGCCTATAGTGAGCAAAGAGCAGAAAGAATGGCATATAAAATTACGTAATCAAGGATACGCTGTGTATGTGTGCTACGGGTATGATGAAGCTATGCGAACTATAAAAACATATTTAAATTTGAATTGTTATAAATAAAGGTGTCGAAATAGACACCTTTAAAACCCTCGAATAAGGGGGAATTAAAACGGCTTGCTAGGGTGATACTCCTCTTTCTCTCCTCCCAGATAGATAGCAATTCCTAATCTATTGGCTGTATTAATAAACCGACGTTCAAGTGTTTTCATTCCTGTTAGCTTGCACAAATCGTGAGCTGCTTCGTTATCGGGATAAAGTCTTTCTATTCCGAATTTTTCTTTAATAGTAAAACGCGCTTCCATTTACCCCCCCCTCCAATAACTGCCTGTGCGGCAGTAATATAATTAATTGATGTTCTCTAAGTAGTCCTCAAAAGCAATTCTGATTTCATCCATCGTTTCATCACAAAGCGAAGCATAAATACCAATGCCTTTTAGTAGCTCGTGACCATTAATAGATAAATGACTATCGGTATATTCAAGTTTATTGCCATTTAGCCATTCCAGCATTTGCACTGATTCGCCATTCTCTGTATTAGTTACTTGGCATAGAATCGCGTCTACATTCATATTTTCAAAATTATGAACTACGTGAACATCGCTTATTTTAACTGTTGAATTAACCATTTTTTCTCTCCCGTTATGTGACGAGTCCGTCTCGTCAATGAGGGGCACTATAACGTAACGGACCCAATGCGTCAACCATTAATTTTTGAAAAATGTTATGTCGACTTAACATTATGCACTATGATTAACTTACATTACCCTGGAAGGTTGGCAGCAAAAAAGGATTGGACTTGGCTACTAAAAAAACAATTAATCCGAGAACAACAACTAAGTACGAAGGCACATTTCCGGCTGAATTTTTAGAGCATTGCTCTAGGGGTGGTTCAACTGTTGAGTTTTGCGCAGCTAAAGGTGTAAAAAAAGATACATTTTACGACTGGTGTAAAAAATATCCCGAGATGGCAGAAGCTAAAATTATGGGAAAACAGCTTGCCGAAGCGTGGTGGCTGAATCAAGCAAAGATGCATCTAGTGACTTATTCCTCAAAAGAAGAAGGCTCAACAAATTTTAATACTAATCTATACCGTTTTATTATGTCTGGCCGCTTCAAGCACACGGGCGAACGCCGATTAAAAGTTCCCAAAATGATACCTGGCAACTATGCTCATAATTTAGGCGTGGTCCAACAAATGGCTATGTCTGGCCGTTATACACTGGCTGAGCTAGCGGCGGCATCTAAACTAGTAACAGATGAAATTCTAGTAGACCAACAAATCACTATGCGAAAGGACATTGAGGAGTTACAAAAAATTGCGGCAAGTAGACAAGAAACTAATGGAACAGATAGCGAAATTGAGGATGGAGCTTAAAGGAGAAGATGTCTACGAAATTAGAGTCTATGATAAGCAAACTGAAACTTTGGTGGCAGAAATTAAACCAAAAAAAGACTCAACAGCAATTATCGAGTTTCGCATTTGATTATTTAGTGGGTGACCGTGAGTTCTATATCGCTTTCAGCAACCCAGATGAAGGGCATTTGGCCGAGAGATTTCTCAAGCCCGGTTTTCGTCACTGCTTCATATTTTTTAAGGGTGAACGATGCTGGCTTATGCTCAATCCCACACGCTGGTTCCTACACGTTATGGAGCTATCTTGTATCCCAAGCGATCCATTCCCGCACTATCTCAAAGCCAACCATCCAGAAATCACAATATTAAAAGTGGTGTCGCGCTTAGATGATACAGGGACTATGTATTTCAGACCTCTGACTTGTGTATCTCATACGGCGTATATAATAGGATTAACGAATAAATTCGTAATTACCCCCTATCAGTTGTACAAATGTTTGTTGAAAGGTGGAAACTCAAACATCGTAACAGTTCAGGAGATTATCTAATGCATACTGGGAAAAGCGCAGCAAAGCGAGCTGCAAAACAAGCAGAGCAGGCCGCGACACAAGCGAGGATGGAAACGGCGCAACTTAAAGCTATGAACGATAAAGCTAAGGAAAAATTAGCGCTTAAAGCCGCTCGTGCTTTACGCGCAAGAACTGGCGGTGGTTTTTCATACAACCCCAACGCTTTGAATCAAACCACAACGACTTTGGGGTAATTATGAAAAAGGGACTGACAAAAGACGATGTGCGACTTTTACTCAAAAGACGACAATTCGCAATGGGAAAAGATTCATCATGGGAATGGCTTTTGCGGAGAACTTATGAACTTAGCCAACCTAATAGAAACATTTTTCAGCGACAAACTGCCGACGGAACCAACAAAAACTGGCAAGTTTTCGATACAACGCTGGTTTTGGCAACACGTCGTTTCGTTAACAAAATGCAACAAGCCTTGGTCCCAGATCAAGTGAATTGGTTTCAGTTCACCCCAGGCGAAGAAGTCAATCTGGATGAACTCGACGACGACGAAAAAGCCAACATTCAAAAACAATTACAAAGCTACACAGATAAGTTTTTTAGATATCTCAAGCGCTCAAATTTCTATACATGCATCAATGAGTCTTTCTATGATCTGGCTGTAGGAACTGGCGCTTTACAATGCAACGAAACAGAAGAAGATGCTAACCCGTTTGTGTTTAGTTCCATCCCGATGGATCGCATTTACTTTAGCGAAGGTGCATACGGTACGATTGATGCAGTATTTCGCGACCACTGGGACATGCCTTTATACAATGCCGAAACTGTCTGGAATGGTTTTAAGCTACCGGCTAATTTTAATACGAAGGGGCAAGACCCATACGAGATAAAACTAACGCTCTACGAGGTGGCTTATTTTGACTACAAATTAAAAATGTATCGATATTGCGTAATAGAGAAATCGACAGGCGAAATAGCATACGAAGAAGAGACATCTCCATCATGGCCATTTATTATATTTAGATGGTACAAGCTACCCGGTGAAGACCGTGGCCGCGGACCTTGCATCGATGCTGGACCCAGCGCAGCTACTATCAACAAAGTGATGGAAGACGAAATACTAGCAGCGGACTTGATGTCTAAGCCGATTTATATGGGGTACTCCGATGGCCTATTTAATCCTGACACTTTCCAAATATCGGCAAATTCTGTTATCAGCGTCAATCCAATTGCTAGCAACGGTGGCAACTGGCCAATCGCTCCCCTACCCCCTGCTGGAAACGTTGAGTATGCTGCAATTGTTTTAGCAGACTTGAGAGACGCGATTAATAAAATCATGTTTAACAATCCTCTGGGGCCTGTTGAAAACGCACCTGTCTTAACTGCTACTGAAGTAGCCATTAGACAAAACAAGTAATGGAAGATGCAGCGGCTAGTTTCTTGCGTTTACAGAAAGAGCTTTTCGAGCCACTTATCAATCGTTGCTTGTATATTCTTAAAAAGAAAGGCTTGTTCCCGCCGATTGTAATAGATAATAAATTGATTGAGCTTAAGTTCCAGACCCCTCTAAGTCTTGGAAAAGGACAAATCGATGTAAATCAATTTATGCTATGGTGGCAAAATTCTGTTAATGTTCTTGGGCCGCAATTAGCATTAGCCTCTATCGACTTTGCTAAGGTTCCTTACTGGATGGCAGAGAATATGAACGTTTACCTGGGGTTTGTTAAAAACGCTGATGAGATGAAAGCGGCTATCGAAGAGTTAAAACAAGCTGCGCAACAAGCAGCTAATGATCAACAATTATTACAAGGGGGATTGAATGCAGGGACAACCGAACCATCTGGCGTCGCAGCCTAACGTTAAACAGCAAGAGCAAGACGCTGATTTAGTGGCTTGCGTCACGCTCACGCATGACCTAATGGAAACACCGCTTGGCAAAAAATGGCTTGAAGCGATGGAAAAATGGTTCATGATCAAAGTGGGGGTGGTTAATCCGCAGATGCAAAACTGGGAAGGATACGCGGCTTTTCGCGAAGGTCAGAACTTTTTAATTAGACAAATGCGCCAATGGACAAAAGAGCATAAAGCGGCTTTGCAAGTTAAAGCGCAAAATGCGGCTGAAGAAAAGCCCAAGAAAAAGCGAGGTAAAAAGTAATGACTACTAATGTTCATTGGTTTACAGCCTCAGAATCTCAAACCAAAGAGCGCTCTAAATTTGGCAAGAAAGATTTAAATGATAAGCAATTACATGGTATGGCAAAAATAAACGAAGCGGCCCAGTATTTTATTGATGCGATTATATTATGGTCACCACCAAGCGCAGACCAAAGTGCAGCTATTCGTTCAGCAAGGCTTGCAGCCATGCAAACTAATGCGGCTATTTGTTGGGATTGGCCTGAGGGGGTTGAATGAGCGAAACAGCAAATCCAGTTACAAATGTAAACCCGTCTGCTAGCGCTGGGCCTGGGTCATCTAGCCCTAATCCGGCTATGACCCAAGTTTCAGCGCCAGAGGCGACCAACCCAGGGTCAATCTATGATTTAGCTAATAGCAAATCGCTTGAAAGCGCCCCTGCTCAGGAACAATCGATTGATCAAGTGGTGACCCAATCAAACCGACCTGACTATCTATTAGAGAAATATCAAA